TTCTAGTCTTCCACTGCTAGGGTTCATCCTAAGCACGTCTGCTGGCCCAGTGAAGCCCCACTCACGGCTTTTCTTTACGTTAAGGCGCATACGCCCCTTTGTCTCATCCTCTGTCTGCTCAGGCTCTATAGCAACGATGTTGAACGATAGCTGCTCAAAGGAGCCAGAACCACGCGCCTGGTCTGGGTCTATGATAAGCCATTTAGCGTTATTCAACTCATCTGTGATGTACATTTTCTGAGTCATCCGCTTTATGTGACTGACCATGATAACGTGGCTGCCTGTTGCAGCGCAGAATGCCGCTACCTCCGACAAGACATTGTCGATCAATTTTCTCTCATTGTCTCGGTCATCGTGCGAGAAGACAATACTAATATGGTCAAAGATGAAGCGAGTAACACCTTGGCTGCGATAATACCGTAAAAGGTGGAGAAGTCTGTCAACGCTGACACGACCAGAAGCGCCGAGGCTAATAAACCATGTGCGGCCGTTATTGATAAGAGCATCATAGCTTGCCTCAATCTTGTCTTTAGGGATAATGGTAGGGTCTAGCCTATATCTTGGCAAAGGCACATTGTTATCAATAGCAATCAATCGCTGCGCTGCCTTCTTCAGGTCTTCCTCAAGAAATAGCCAAGCTACCTTTTCGTCCGTGTGCTTAATGAGTTCATAGCCAACCTCTGCCACCCAAGTGGACTTGCCCACACCTGGCGGTGCCATCACTGTAGTCAGCTCACCGTCTCGAATACCGCCGATCTTGCGGCTAAGCTCGGGGAAACGGCGTAGATCGTGGCCCTTCTTGATAGGCTCACTGACCATGTTAAGACTAATCTCCGAGCCAGGGATGACCATTTCTGGCTGGTAGTCTCTGGCACGACTTACAGCCTTGTAAATCTCCCCCTTCTTACCCTGCTTGATCGCATCGTTAGCGTCGCTAATGCCTTCTGGCCACTCGCCAACCTTAAGCTTTACCTCTGTCGAATAAAGGTCAGCAAACCGCTCAACCGCTTCACGACCCTGTTCGTCGTTGTCAAATAGCAGGAGTAAGCCCTCAAATGAAGTAAGATAATCCCATACTTCACGCTTCTCCAGACCACCGCAGCCCGCGCCATTCGGCAGAGAAAGTACCGTGTAATCCTTGCCTTTATCATGGTACGCTTGCCAGACCGATAAAGCGTCTTCCTCTCCTTCTGTGATAACCGCGAATTTGCCGCCTCGCGTAAATACCGACTGACCAAATAGCCCACCATAATCGCCCACTATTTCCATGTCTTTCTTTGTAAGCGCATTCTTACGCTTCCACCCACCTCCAAGGCCAGCAGGATAGAAGATAGCCTGCTTGTCTCGCTCACCGTCTTCAGGACGCACAGCCTGACGTACGCCGTACCGCTTCACTGAATCTGAAACGATTCCACGATGCGAAAGATCGGCAAGGCCGTATTCAGCAATTTCTAATATGTCCCACTTGCTTGCCATTTTACTATGCCTTGATTTTCTTGATAAATCACCACCATTTAGCGCGTTTAGTGAAAGATAACCGCACTTAGAAAAACAATAACCGCTGCCATCGCTATGTATACCAACACTGTCTGATCCTCCGCACTTAGGGCAAGGTTGTCTTGTGGCAATGTACTTACTCATCAGACCACCCATCATCGTAATAAACAGGCTCTAGCCCTTGATCTTTATGGTCATCGTCCGGTTTGGCAGAAATTTCATAGCACGTCTTGCAAAAGTCATCGTAAAGGCGCGCTTCTTCTGGCGTCTGCGTTCGGTTACAGCATCTACACCGCATGGCTAGACCCCGCTACTGCCAAAGCCGCCGTCTGAGCGGGCAGTCTCTGCCAGACTGTCTACAACCTCGATCTGAGGCCGTAGATACGGCTGGATGACAAGCTGCGCAATCCGGTCTCCAACGGCAATGCTGACCGCCCTTACACCGTGATTCCTCAAAATAACTTTTATCTCTCCAGTGTAGTCCTCATCCACAACGCCTGCCATCACGTCAACGCCGTGCCTAGCAGCCAGACCACTTCGAGGCCAGATCATGCCAACGGTGCCTGGCGGAAACGACACTGACACTCCGGTGCCAATCGTCTCTTGGGATACTGGGTTGATAAAAACGCTTTCGGCTGCGTACAAGTCCAGCCCTGCGCTTTTCTCTGTGGCCCTAGTAGGGGTGCCCGCCTTATAGTCCAATCGTTTAACCTGAAGCTTGTGCGTGGCTCCTAGGCCGTTTTGCATCTGTAGTCTGAGCCATTCTTCTTCCTCAGCGTCGTGTTTTACCCACGCCTCAGCGATTCGCTTAGACCAATAAGTCACCCAGTCGTCAAAGTCAGTCATTTCGTTTCCTCTCTCTGTAGTGGTCGCACCGCGCCCAAGGGCAAGTCGGGGTGTCGTGCCAATAGCACCAATAGGTATTATAGTACCGACAATTGGTGCAGCAAACCCTGATCCAAGCGCTAGAAGTCGTTACGTCTTTCTTCGGCATCATTTTCCAGAATCTCCCTGTCCAATAGGTCATAGTCATGGGCTGTCATCTGCTCAGTCAGCCACCGGGCCTCGTAGCCCTTTTGATCGGTGATGACATACTCAACCGAGGGCTCCTCCCCAGGGTCAACGTCAGTCTGGCGGCACCCGCCACAGATTTCTACATCGGCAACCCCTGCGGGGATGCCTCGGATATTCATAGGGGTAAAATACTTGTAACGCTTTGCCATCTTTAACTCCCAGAACATAGATAGATAGATAGTTGTTAGATAGGTAGATAGTAATAATATATAGATAGTAAGTATATATATATATATCTATCTGTTAGATAGAAACAGTGAGGGTAACATTAAGTTTTTACTACTGTCAACCCCTCGCACTCAACGGGCTGTCCGCGAAGGTAAACTTGCGGCCCCTTAACCGTTACCTCGTCAACCTCAGCGGTCGGGACGGTGTACACCGCAACCGCAACGTGAAAGCCATCACGCCAAAAGTCATGCTTTCTCAGTGTATCCTGGAGCAGCGTCACCGCAACCTTGTCGCCCGATGGTGCTCCAGTCCGATTGATATAGTAATCGCTTAACCCACCCCAATTGGCAACGTGTACCTGTGAAAATTGCATATCATCCATTTTTACTGTCCTTCTCTGTAAGTGCCCGTTACATACTACCCTGTGGGGTAGCCTAGATCAAGTGCCTTTCGGCTTGTGTGCGGGCTCTTTGGAGCCCTCAGCGGTATTTACGGGTTGATGCATGGCCATGTTGGTGGCGTTATACGGTGTCATCCTGTCACTTGGCCTGGCTTTCTCAATAGATATGACCTTAACCTCTGCCAACCCGTCGCGCGCGTCGCCTTTGGATGACATAGGATACTCTACCTCGTCATAGTTTTGTGCCACCCAGTCAATAAACTCTTTCGCCTTATCTAGGCTATCGCAATCAACGTAAATTTCACTAGGAATAGTTACGACTATTCTATATGCCGTCATTTTCTCTATTCTCCCTATCTGCTATCGATCTATTACCCCAAAACATAAGGGCAACCCCTACGGCTGCTAGTGTGACAATCTGTGCCGTGCCATTGTTCACGTCACCTGCCGCTATTAAGCATATCAACCCCGCCATTACTCTCAACATGGCTAAGCCGTCAATAGGCTAATGATGACAATGCACGCTATGGCGAGTGACATCGGAATCTGACCACTTGAGAGAAAGCCCCATATCACCGCCAACCCGGTAGCAATTAGTAGAAATTTCATTGCTGTCATTAAAAACATTCTGCAACTTCCTGATTGAAAACAATTTTAACGGTGTCAATCCATTCTTTTGGCGCTGGCCCTATAATATCCAATACTGCCGCCCAATGCTCCCCAGTCGCGTGAATGCCGTTATTCTCGATGCTGCGGCGCACCGCCTGGCGGATTGTGTCATGGTCAGATAGGGGAAGGGCTGCAAGATCAGCCCCGCAACCCTCCAGTATTTCATCCAGCCTATCAGTCATCGTCTACATCCTCGGCGCAGGTAGACCATTCACCGCAAGCGGCACAATGCCCCAGGCCGTTATCCAGCCGAATCATGGGTGCTCCGCGACATGCGGATATTTCTTCGATGCTGATATAATCGCTGCTACGGTCTGTCATGGCTCGCATTCTCCATCATAAGGCGGCCAACCAGCGTTCCCGCCAGTGTCGTGCCACATTTCCACCATGTCGCAATATTGCGCTCGCTGTCGTTCTGCTTCCTCACGGTCGGCATTACCAACCAGACCCAAGGCGACCAGAAAGCCGAAGGCGGTCAATACAACTTGCAATCGTTTCATTGTTCAACCTTATCCGAAGTAATTGCGAACTATGCGTTGGCCAAATTCGATGTTCGCCTGTTGCATAACGTACTCCCGAGGCGTCATGCCTATGGGCGTGTCCGTTGCCCAATAGTCCCACAAAGCGCCCGCCATTGCATTGCACGCTGCATGACGAAACTCAGTCGCGCCCATCTGTCCGGGCGTGTAGTCGATCGTTCCGTCATCCAACATCTTGAGTCTGCTAGTCTCACGGATAGCCTGCCGAAGGTCGAAGGCCGTCAGACTGTCACGCCACTCGATAGCGGCAAGCATAGCCCGGAATGCCCGCAGCGGCTTCTCGCAATGTTCGCGGTAATCCCGCCGGTACAAGTTGCGGTCGCCATAGTCTGCTAAGCTCAGGCCAGGCCGCTGCATTGCGAATGCTTCTAGATTGTTCAAAATGTTTTGTTTGGTCATGGTCATTCTCCATCTTTGATATGTGCGATTACCAAAATGCCGCGCTGCGGGTCGTTATGCAGCCAGCTGAATGATACCTCAAGTTTGTGCGTTAATACCTTGGCGCTTGCCCGCGTCGTTTCTATCATGCTCAACCCCCGCATGTTGGTCTCAAACCAATATTCCGAGGCCTGGTCTACCATATCTAACCTTGCAGTCTCATCGACTATAGGCTTAATAGCGGGCAGTGATGAAAGTTTCATGGTTTGTCTCCTTTGTTGATGTGATGGGGCAACCATACAGGCTGCCCCGGTTGATGTCAAGCTGACTTGGCCCAAAAGTGAACAACGCGCTTGCGTCGCCCCCAAAACTCCGAAATACGGGCGCTGCCGCGCTGGTCTGCCACGATGCCGTCTTTCAGGACTTGTTGGTGTCCAGTCGTGCGGATCATGTAAACAACACCCGGCCTCGCGTCCTCTCTCGCAAACCGTTCGAGAGTCTTTCGGCTGGTAACTTTGACCGCGACAGTGCGGCCACGGTTAAAGTGTTTGAGTGCGGCTTTCTGGTCGCTGTGATAAGTGCTGCCTTTCCAGTTTCCGCGCTTGCGGCTTTTGACAAAGCTCCAGACGTCTTCAAAGCGAGCGCCTGTGAATACTGATATTGCAGTGATACCACAGCAAGGCAGATTGTGTAGCGTGTCCGATCTATCTAAAGTAAGCATTGTTTGCCCTCTATAGTTAATTAAGTAGTACCAGCTAAACCGGGGGCTGTCGCATTGTTTGCTGCCCCGGCTTAACTAGCAAACTCGAAAGTCTGCCGCGCCCCATAATTCATCGCTTGATCTACTAACGCGCAACACCACGGTGATACACACGCCTCCAAACAAGCGCCCCTTTGATGAGACTTGCCGCGTACTCGCGCCCGGCTGCGGTGTTGCTCTCGCGTTGCACCTGCGCCCGCATTGCGTAGCGAATCACGCCCCAAGCTACAACCCTTGGGGAAGCCGTTCCGCCGCCGTGGCAGCTTTTCGGCTGTGCTTCCTTGCACGATTACACAGTGCGCTAGTCTGTGTCTTCCCTGTCCAGTGTAAGCCACTGGAAGCTACGCGCTGCCCCGTCCTTAGGGCGATAGAGCGTGGCCCTTGTTGGTTGCCGTTGCTCTATAGTTACTAATCATACAGCATTGGTTGAGCAGGTCAACACATTGTTACCTATCGACCATGCGGGTATTGATAAATTCGATCAATGGTTGGTTATTGGTTGGTTATAGATAGATGTGGCTACCACACTCCCTTTCCCCTTGTCAACTATTCATCACCCATAGCATACTGTTCAATTTTATTTATGCATTAGTCAGTACTGTTCACTTTAATTGATGTATCTATATGCGCATACACTCATATAGTTATCCACAGGTTATCCACAGCCTGCATAATCCTGCACGGTTTACAGATGCGAATGATAATCATTCTCAAAGGTACTCTCACAGGGATGGGGGTGCCCCCCTGATATGGATTGGGTCCCATGGTGTGTGTTGACACACAGACCCGTATAAAGCCAAAAGTAACGGGCAGTGGCCTATAAATAGAACATAATAGTATCTAAAGGATTATAAATAGAGCATAATGTAAAAAGTATAAATAATTGGGGAACTAGATAAGGCTCGGATGGGGTAGACCATCCTCGCAGGCTGTCTATAGGGTAGGATAGGTAAAAATATAGGGGTAAGTAAGTTACTGATTATATTGCTATTGTAAAATTAGTTAAAGATAAGTGTTGACAAGAAGTAAAAAACATGTTATACTCTTAGTGTAATCTAGAGCAACGCTAGAGGCACCGCGTTGCGATCTGTTAGATGGTTAATAGTAAGTTAATTTAAATTTAACTATCTAACATACTATCTAACAAACACTAAGATTCTTTACATTTAAAGGCCATAAGTCTGTTCGAGTTGCGCGAACCTCGCACCATGGAAAAGATCACTTATCTATCATTTTCCCTATTTGAACGTAAGTGAAAAGATATCAGTATTGGTCAGACCAATTTATCTATTAAAAATAGTTTGAAAAATACTTGACAAGCTTTAAAAAGTATGGTATGCTATTAGTGTAAGGAATGGAAATTTAGGTAGGCAGTTATGGACATTATCTTGGCAGCGGCCCTAGCGACTTGCGCGCTTGACCCTAGTAATTGCAGGGTAGAGGACTTTAGGAACGGTACCCTAATCCATGTCTGTAACATTGCACCTGAGCAGGAAGCAAAAGACATTAACTTTGTGGCAAGGGTAGGAGAAGAGGTCTACTACTTTACCCTAAGCCCACGTTGTAAAATTATCTAGCAGGAAAAGAGTAAAAACTATGGCAGCGTGGGACGACCGAGGGAAAGCAGAAAGCTCCAAGGAAACCCAAGTAAAACCCGGAGAAGTAAAAAACAAAGCGGGCAGACCTAAGGGTAGCAAGAACAAAAAGACGCTGATTGAAGCGGCTGTGCAGACTGCTCTAGTCAATGAGCTAGAAGCAGATGCCATGGAGATTTACCACAAGGCAGCGGAAATGGCTAAGGATGGTGACAAGACCATGATTAAGCTATTCCTCCAGCGCCTACTCCCAGAGCTAAAAGCAGAAGGTGGAGCAGACGGTAACAAGTCTGTAGGCGGTATTCAGATTGTAGTCAACCAAACTGATAACAGCCCTAAAGACGTATCAGAGGCCGTAACTATCAATCAGATAGAAACGCCGAAACAGGAAGGCGAAGATGGCGACTAAAAAGAAAAAGGGTTCTGACGGCAAAGCCTGCTGGAAGGGTTATCGCTATGCAGGCACGACAACCAAAAAAGATGGCACTAAAAAAGACAAGTGCGTTAAAGTAAAAAGAAAGTAGCAGGAGAGTAGACATGGCATATTCATACGGAAACAAGATGGGCAAGACTGGCAAGAGCGGCATGAGCAATGAGGGCATTGCCAAGGCTGGTGGCAAGTCACCAATGGTACCTAAGGCTGCCAAGCTCGCAAGTCCATCAGGCAAGCCTGCAAAGCAGTAAGGATTACTTTTGTCTGATACAGGGCAAACACTAGACTTTAACCTTCACCCCCGCCAGTTTGAGGTCTTTAACGACCCCGCCCGGTTTAAGGTTGTAGCCGCCGGGCGTAGATTTGGTAAGTCCTACCTAGCTAGGGTAATGCTCTTAATCGAAGGGCTAAAAGAGAAAAACGAAGAAGGTTATGACTTAAAGAGTAGGGCAGTGTACTACATTGCTCCTACTTTTGAGCAGGCAAAGCGCATTATGTGGGGCGAGTTAAAAGACATGGGCCGCCCTGTCATCGAGTCCACGCTAGAGAACCAAGGCATTATTAAATTGGTAAACGGGCGTGAGATTCACCTTAAAGGCGCTGACAGACCAGACACACTTCGTGGCGTAGGCTTGTCCTATGTAGTCATGGACGAGTACGCGTTTATGAAACCTGAGGTCTGGGAGTACATTATTCGCCCAACACTAGCTGACTGTCGCGGCGGAGCCATGTTTATCGGCACACCAGAGGGCAAGAATCACTTTTTTGACCTTTACGAAGAGACTAGAAAGCACCAAAAGCTGTGCGAAAAAGAAGATAAAAAGCCTGAGTGGGCTTGTTTTACCTTTTCATCGGCAGAAAACCCCACAATTCCTATCGCTGACGAGATTCAGCGGTCTATCGACCAAGGAACGCCAGCCGAAGTAGTACGACAGGAGTATTTTGCTTCTTTCCAGGCTTCGGGCGGCAAGATTTTTAAGGAAGACAATCTTAATTATCTTGAAGAGGAGCCCAAAGATGGCGTTTACTACATTGCGGTTGATCCGGCAGGCTACGAAGAGGTTGCTAAAAAGGGCTCTAGGGAAGACAGGCTTGACGAAATGGCTATCGCAATCGTCAAAGTCGGCTCTTTCGGATGGTACGTTGCTGAAATACGCACTGGCCGCTGGAATGTTAGGGAAGCATCCGTACAAATCCTAAAAGCAGCGAAAGATTATCAGGCTTTGACTGTAGGAATTGAGCGCGGTGCGCTTAAAAACGCTGTAATGCCCTATCTGTCAGACCAGATGCGCCGTTTAGGCGTTTTCCCGCACGTTGTAGACGTTACTCACGGCGGAAAAAAGAAAAC